ATGCTTGCTCCCAAATATATCCCCTTTGGCTTTTTGATTATCGTCTCTGTTTTTGTTTCCGTGATTGTGTTGGTCACCACAGGAATCTTGAAATCATTCGTAGCAGTCATTTTAAGCACCTCTCCAAGGACTTCACCGCTTAGATGGGTACTTCCATACTCCGAAGGAATGGAGGCCTTAAACAGGCTTATTTGAGGCTGATAATTTACAAGGACTGTATCCCTTAAAACTTGTGATTTTATCCACATTTTCGGCACATAAACTGTGTCCCGAACTTGAGTGTAAATTGTGTCACTTTCTACCTTCGTAGTAAACTTGTACACGGTTTCTTCTTCAGGCTTTGGTAAGAAGATAAATGCAGCTATGACCCCTCCTAAAAAAGAGATAAGCGCAATTTTGATTTTCTGGTTGTCGGTTGAAAATTCCATCATTGCTCTATAAATAAATTGTCTTGCTCAAGTATTTTTCTCAATTCCTTCCTGCACCATTCATAAGCCTTGTAGGTTTCGTCACTTAGTTCTTTGTACTTCATTTCTGATCTTAGAAGTTGATCGAAGTCCCAGATTGCACTTTTGTAATTGTGTCCGTTTATAGCTGCTTGAAAATCTGTGTTATCTTCAGGCAAATCAAATTCAAGTATCGCTTTCATAGTGGGAATTTTTGCGAGTCTACTAAAAGTTCATAATGTTCTAAGTCATCCTTTTTGTACCTTCTTCCATTTAAGGTTAAGATTCTACCCCCAACAGGCTTAATAGGTGCGCCTCTTTCAATGTGCCATCCATTAGATCCATCTCCATACTCTTCCTTGTAAGTACCCGTGATAGCTAGGTGGATCTGCTTCTGTTGTAATTCGTATACTCTTTTTCCTTGGTTATATTGAAGGGTGTCTCTCACATCATTTCTACTTGAGTTCTCATGAATGTGACCCATAATAAATACATCCATGTTCTCATAGGTTTCTAGTGCCCTAGTCAAATTGATTGCGCCCTTTGTGACTATTCCACCCCCACCGGCACCATGATGGTACTTTAAGGTCTTGGTCATTTGACTGTTAGTTCTTATCTCATATTTTATAACCATCCACCCACCATATCCACCGGTGTATACATTGCTTTTATTCTTGTAGTTAAATAGATCTACAAATCTTTGCAGGATATCTGTCTCTGAATACTTTATTATGCTAGTCTCATGATTCCCGTACCCGATCACCGTCAAAAGGTGTGCATAAGGTGACCACCATTCTACTGCCGTTTCAACAATTGAATCCAAGTACTTTGCGTTGTTGTGTTCAGGCCTGATGTCTGATTTGTTGCTTCTGCGATCCATACGGCCCTGCATGCAGCAGAAGAAATCGCCATTAATAAAAATAGGTATCTGATTATCAAGGCAATAGTCTAGGTGTCTCTTGAGCATATCCCTGTCGCACTTTGGGTTATCCCAATGTATATCAGATAAAAGGGCTACTCTGTTTTCCTCCTTGCTTAGGGAAAGGCTATGCACATTCCTTGCAATTTTGGTTAGTTCCATCAAATAGGTTGATAGGTTGTTTTGCCTCCAGACCGTACGGCCTTCAGCTTTTGCTTTCTATTGCCACTTTTTACAAATGAAACATGAACCCAGTCCGGGTTAAAATCTGTTCCGAACTCCCAGATAAGCTGATCAAAATCTAGCTTATTTTTTATGAAATCGAATACCATCCGATTAGTTACTTCACCGTTGCCTCCATCCATATCGATGTCAATGGCTTGCCCTTTGCAGTGCTGTGAAGATGCGCTGCCTCCGATGAAACTATTTAAAGCCTTGCTTCGATATCCTGAACTAATAAAAATAGGGACTTTAAAGTGTTCCCGAATAGGTTCAAAAACCTTATCAGCTAGCAGCTTAAAATTTTCCAAATGCTCTGCCGTTGGTGTGTTGTCTATTCCGTGACGCTTTGCAGAATCGCTTCTAGTTACCTCAGCTAGATTAAGATGTTGGCTTATTTTCATTTTTATCTGTTGGTTTTTTGAATATTTTTTCAGCAGCCGTGATTCCCAAGGCAGCAGCAGACAGGGCCGCCACCGAATAGACTAAAGGTTCGTTTTGATTCATGAATAGTGTGCAGCATAAAGTCACTCCACTTAATACACCGACAAGCCTTTTGCTAGATGCTTCGCCTCCTTCAGATAGAAATCCTTTAGCCCAATCGAAAAACTTTTTCATCTTCCCTGCCCCCGATATTTTTTAGGTTTGTTTAAACTTTTAGAATAGCTTTTTTTTGCGTATCCGTTTCTTCTTTTGCCAAATGTTATTTTGATTTGCGCAACTGCTTTAGCTTTTGCCATTGCTTTTCTTTATTTCGCCCCGTATTTTATACACTAAATAAATGATTGATAAAATAGAAATCACAGAAGTGAAAACTACATTCACCATTTGAAGGCCTGCCATAGCAGTAACATTTGCAAAGATCGCCAAGAAGGTAGAAGGCACCCCTAGTTCATCGCTTTTCAATATATTCATCTCTTTAGTTGGTTGGAACTTGACAAAGGTTCAAAGGAATAGGAGCAGTTATTTCTATATCAATACTCACCCCTGCTGCAAAGTCATCGAATCGCTCCTGAAAGAATTCTACAGATGCCTGCGGAGGTGTATTAAAGGAATAGGTATTATCTAGTTTTAGCTTAGCCAAAACATCCAAAGCCACAAGAAGCTGATCACTTTGAACCTGAAGCCTGTTGCTTTTATCTTCAGTCAAGAGATCCGCAAATAGAAGAACTAAGCGATAGCGCATAGTAGTATTTGAATACTGTGAAGGCCTTACAACTGTCCAAAAAACAGGGTAGACAATTTCACCCCCGTTATCTGTGTAGTCATAAATATCACCCTCTCCGAACGTCCGAATCATCGGATGTGCTTCTTGGATTGCTTTTAGTTTTGCTACTAGATTTGCGAGTGTCATCTTGCTTAGATAGGAATTCTTTTAGTTTCTTTTCGTTCTTGCTGTAGGCCATTTTTAGAATGGTTTTTTGTAGCGGTTTCCTTGGTATCTTTCAGAGTATGGCCTATAATCTTCATAGTCCCCACGGCCTAAATTGATAGCCACCTTATATTGATTGCTCACAGGCTGGATTGTAGTAACATCACTACCCGGATTCAAGTACTCAGGGTACAGGGTATTATTTGCAGTTAGGTAATTGATAGATCTTTCCGCATACCATTCGGCATATCCCTTATAGTATTGGCTGATGCTTTGAAGTTCTGCAAAAGTAGGTTCTGTGATGTTCTCTGATTTGCGCTTTACAACTCCCTTATTTACAAACTTGTACTGCATCGCCATAGGAAGTTCACCCAGAACGTAATTGAACAGGGTGTCTGTTAGGTAGTCATCTAGCAAGGTCTTATAAACCGCATTCCCTCCACTTGTAATGGTACCGGCTACGATCAAAGAAAGGATCTTATCATAAAGGGCAGTCCCGCAGATAGGGTGTATATACCTGTCCTGCGTCATCTTGATCACCTGAGTTACATTTTTCAGGTCAATATTTGCGGAAGCTACAGTGAAATCCTTAAAGGACTGCTCCGATATCATTAATACATTTGCGCTCATCGGCTTGTTTTTTCTACTACTACATTTCGTCTCCACTCATGACGGCAGAACGGTGTTCTCACCCCTGTGTTAGGGTTCGTGTACCATCCACCGCAAAGCTGAAAAACGGAATAGCCTAGTTGGTTTGAGATGTTTTGGATTTCTTCACGGGTAAATAAAAGGCTGTCTCCATCCTTGTAAAGTTTCTCACACAGTGGACGGCTTCCGCTCGCTGCTACAGGTACGTTTGGCCTTTCTTCATAGCTGTATAGCACCTTGAATGAAGTAACAGGCTGAAGCCTTTTGATAGCTGCTTCCCCTGTACGGGTTACGGATCTTGTAATCAATCCTTCACGGCTTATTTTTTCAACTAGTACCTGATCATCTATCAAAGTATTTATTCTCGAGATCACAGAAGCTTCATCTATACCTACCGCCTTGGCGATTTGTGGCACGGTCACATTCTCATTTCTTTGAATCTGAGTAATGATTTTTTTCTGCACCTCATTCAAAAGGTATTCAGCGAATAGATCCTGCTTCACAAATTCATCCATGCTGTTAAAAACTAGCCGATCATTCTGGATGATTTTAAACTTGCTTTTGCTTACCCCTTTTCCTTCAAAGTAGCTAAGGATTTCATCGTCCTTTTCTGTATGGCTGCATGAAAGTTGAATATTTTCTACAGTAGTAGGGGCAGGTGCTTCGCCTATGTTCTCAGGGGTTACAATTTCAGAACGTGAAGGCAATCCAATCAAGCTGCGGAGTTCGTTTACATCCATGCTCTCGACTACCTTGGTAGCGATCAAAGGGGATAGGCTGTTCAATGAATTAATAATGTCCTGCGCTCCTGCTGTTTCTTTTTTCTCGATAGGTGCAAGTCCTAGCTTCTCCCGGATCTCATCCTGAGTCATATTAGCTGAGATGATCGCTTCGCTAAATTCAAAGCTGATAGGCTCTGTAGGTTTTAATTCAAGATCAGCGATGATGTCATTAAATTTAAATAGATAGTTTACCACTTCCTCAAGTGCCCGCTGCTTTGCGTTTACATAGGTGTTCTGGAATAGCTGATAGGCTTCACGCATTTCAGATCTTCCCCCTAGTTGACCTTCGGTTTTAATTCCAAAAAGCATTGGGCTTGTGATCTTGTGACCGCTAAAAATTTCCGTTTGAACAGTTAAGTTTAAAAGGTCGAAATGCTTATCAAGTTCAGTCCCTGATAGATCAATTATAGAAGGCTCATTTTCTTTGCTATCGTTAAACGCTAGCATGAATTTACCTGCGTTCTTGCTTCCGCTAAATTTGTTCTGGAATTGTCGCTCAATTCTATCCTCTTCCTCTTGGCTTACCTTGCCCCCGTTAAGGTTAATCAGCTTGCTTGAGAACATCCCGTTGTTTATCGTGTTTAGGTGGTACTCCCCGATTGAAATATCAAGTTCAATGTAGCTGATAGCACCACGATAATCAGGCAAAGAGTAGGTATTTACCCCTGCACGATATTCTTTGAAGTATAGAATCTGTGTTCCTGTGGTATTGTTAGGATCAAATGCCGGGTAAGTTTCGTAGTCAGGCCTAGGGTTAACATTATCATTCTTGATCCAATTATCTGAGACATAAAACTCTGTATTTTCTGAGTTGGTTCTTACCTTGTAGTAGTCAACGTGGTAAAGTTCTGCGATCTCGCCTGTGGCCTTAGTCCATATCACCTGTAGATAGTATCCCCCGAAGATAGTTAAGTCAGTCACAAGCTTATTAGTG